TTTAATTTTATAATATTTATTCATATGTTTATCTGTTTATCTGTTTATCTGTTTATCTGTTTATGTATAAAGCGGAAAAGCCTTTTTAATTCCCGGCTTTCCACTGTAAAACCTCTTTTTCCTGTCTTTCGTCGTCAAGTTTTAGTCCGTGCAAGGTTGCAAGGGCAATAAAAGTTGCAAGGGCAACAACGGAGGCAAGCTCGAGTAGAGTGTATTTGTTATTCATAAGTGCGTATTTTAACGTTATTACCAAATAGTTGATTCAATCTCCTGGCGTTGCATAGCTTTAATTTTCATAAACTCCTTTGCCTCCTTAATAGAACTCATGTATTCAAGGATTTCCGAGTCTGCCAGGCATTCAATAATTATATCACCTCCTTTTTCGTAATTATTGAGTGCAAGTACTTTGATTTTTTCGATTAATTTAATTTGTTTTTCAGTCATGTTTTTATCCGGTTGTTGTTGTTGTTGTTGTTGTTGTTGTTGTTGTTGTTTCGGTACTGCACCAGCAGTAAAAGGTCCACCACCTGGCAAGTCAATAGTGAATAACTGTTAATCGGTTTTTTATTGTTACCAGGTGATGCTTTACCAGGTGATGCTTTAACCGGATAAAGCTTTAACCGGCGGACCTGGTGCCGGCGTACCTGGTGGACCTAGTTACCTGGTGGACCTAGTTACCTGGTGCCGGCGTACCTGGTGCCGGCGTACCTGGTGGACCTGGTGCCGGCGTACCTGGTGGACCTGGTGCACATCTGAGCACCTAACAATTCGACATAATATGTATTGTGCGCCGGCCCGTCTATGCCTTGACGTCAAGACAACTTGCCTTGACGTCAAGACAACTTGCCTTGACGTCAAGGTAAATAGGTGCTCAGATGTGCACTAGTGCTCAAAAGAACACTAGTGAACAGGGGTGCACCCCCGACCTACCCTGCCCTCCCCCGATGTTCCCCCATCTGAAAAAGTCCTGATAGTTTTGCAAAAACCAAATTAACCTAAAAACAGTTAAACCTATCCTCAAAAAATCTGGGCTAAAATTTTCAGAAAACAAGTTTTAACTCTTTTCCGGTTTTGATAAACACAGGATTAAACTTGTATGAAAACTTAAAAACGGATTAACTCTGCCGGTAATGAAACAGAAAGTCATTTGGTCACCTCTCCCAGGCTCACAGGCGCTAGCAATGAATGCCCCGTGTAATCACATCCTATTTGAGGGTACACGTGGCCCTGGCAAGACAGATGCACAGCTTATGAGGTTCCGGCGGTATGTCGGGATGGGATACGGTCAAGCTTGGCGCGGTATTATCTTTGATCGGCAGTATAAGTCGCTGGATGACTTGATTGCGAAGTCAAAGCGGTGGTTCCCACAGTTCCATGATGGTGCCAGGTTTCTATCATCACAATCAGCGTTAAAATGGGTATGGCCGACCGGGGAGGAACTGTTGTTTCGCCACATGCACGACGAAACCGACTACGACCAATACCACGGGCATGAATACCCTTTCATCGGCTGGAATGAGCTTACAAAGTATCCAACCTCCGCTTGTTATGATGTGATGATGTCCACAAACCGGTCTTCCTTTGTGCCTGAGGAGCACACGCCTAGGAATTCAAAGACTGGACAATACGAAACCCCCAATGGCAAACCGCTCGACCCGATCCCGATGATTGTGTTCTCAACGACCAATCCATTTGGAGCTGGGCACAATTGGGTGAAGCGTAGATTCATCGACCCGGTCCCGGCCGGTGAGGTGAAGAGGATGGTAACCGAAATTTTCAACCCCCGGACTAAGAAGAGGGAGAATATCACAAAGACCCAGGTGCGTTTGTTTGGTTCGTATAAAGAGAACCGATACCTGTCACCTGAGTACGTTGCGGAGTTGGAGAATATTACGGACCAGAATCGTAGACGTGCCTGGCTCGATGGCGACTGGGATATCACCGCAGGTGGAGCGTTCGATGATGTTTGGAACAGTGATTTGCACATTGTGCCGAGGTTCCAAGTGCCTGGTTCGTGGAGGATATGCCGTTCGATGGACTGGGGCTCGAGCCACCCGTTCTCTGTCGGCTGGTGGGCGATATCAAATGGTGAGGAAGTTGTTTTATCTGGAAATAAGACGATATCTTTCCCCAAGGACTCACTTATCCGAATTGCAGAGCTTTACGGAGCAGATGTAGTGAACGGTGAGCAGTTTGGCCACAATAAAGGCCGGAAGCTCTCGGCCCGGAAGTTAGCACAAGAGGTTTTAGAGGTCGAGGAAGAATTGACCATGTTGGGGTGGATAAAAACCAAACCTGAGCCAGGACCTGCGGATAATCAGATTTACAATGTCAGTGAAGACGAATCCGGCTCAATCGCTTCGATGATGGAGAATGAGGGAGTTGAATGGACCCGGTCCGATAAGAAGGCCGGATCAAGAGCGAATGGTTTCCAGATAATGCGTGACATGATGGAGCGGTCCACCGACCGGGAGGGTGCCGGGCTCTACATTATGAACAACTGCGAGGCTTTCATAAACACAATCCCAAGCCTACCAAGAGATGACAAAAAGCTTGATGATGTGGATACGGATGCAGAGGACCATGTTTACGATGAGGCGCGATATATGGTTCTTGACGCGAGGCCACAATGGGCAAAGTATGTAAATATTCGAATGCCCGTATAAGGGCAGCAGGTTTGCCCATATTTAGATTTTAAAATTACCAATTTTCACACATGCCAAATGTAAATTACGTACGCGAAGAAGTTGTCAAAGCCCGCAAGATCTGGCAACTGATCGATGACTGTGTAGCTGGGGAACAGCAAATCAAATCGAAAACGCAGGATTACCTGCCAATGCCTGTGGCGGAATCAGACAATGGTCAGATGCTTGCGCGTTATGCTTCATATCTGAAAAGGGCGATGTTCTATAATGTGACAGCTCGTACTTTGGATGGGCTTGTTGGGCAGGTGTTCTCCAAGGACCAGACAATTGAGCTACCTGAGAACATTGATCGCTATGCGGACAACATCGATGGTGCCGGGACAAGCCTCGAGCAGCAATCCAAACTGGCACTTCAGACAGTTCTAGCAAAGGGCCACGGCGGCCTATTAGCAGACTTCCCAAACAACCAGGGGTTTGTGTCACGTGCGGAGATTGAAAGTAATTTGATCCGCCCTAGAGTTCTAAACATCGATCCAGAGGACATAATCAACTGGCGTATGCAGACGGTCGGTGGTGAGTCGCTTCTTTCTTTGTTGGTGATCGAAGAGGAGAAGATCGTTGAGGACGATGGCTTCGAGTTTGATAAAGAGTACCGCTGGCGCGTGTTCCGGTTACTTAATGGTGAGGAAGGCTACCAAGTTGAGGTATCCCTTTGGAAGGCCCCCGGGGAAGACTTCGAAACAACAGAAGATTTTTATGTCGAGGAAGGACCTTCGATAATGACCGACTACAGTGGTTCGCCGTTGCAGCGGATCCCTTTCGAGTTCATGGGTAGCACAAACAACGAGCCGGTCATCGACAAAGCGCCAATGCTCGACTTGGCTAACATGAACATCGCGCACTACCGCAACAGTGCTGACTATGAAGAGAGTTTATTCTTGGTTGGGCAACCGACCCTAGTCATCTCCGGTCTGACTCAGGATTGGGCGGACAAAAACATCAATGGCAAGGTAATCCTTGGTTCTCGGTCGGCCATCACGCTACCAAAGGATGCACGTGCTGAGATGTTGCAGCCACACCCTAATGTGATGCCAAAAGAGGGCATGGAGCACAAGGAAGAGCAGATGAAGGCGGTCGGTGCTAAACTGATTGAGCCCAACTTCTCTAAGGTCACAGCTACCGAGGTTCTGATGGAGGCTGCTTCGGAATCTTCTATTCTGACAAGCACGGCGGATAACGTCTCGGCTGCGTACCGGAAAGTACTCATGCACATGGGAATGTTTGTAAGTGAAACCACCCTCAATGAGATAAACTTCGCACTCAACACTGATTACACTGTAACCAGCATGACAGCCCAGGACCGCCAGCAGTTGGTCGCCGAATGGCAGGGTGGTCTAATCACATGGGAAGAAGCCAGAGAGGGCCTCCGGACGGCCGGTGTTGCAACTGAAGAAAATGAAGTTGCACGGACAAAAGTAGAAACAATTGATGCCGACTTGATCTAATGCCAAAAAAGGAAGACCGGAAACCTTTAGAGAATGCAGCTATATTGGCCCAAGTTAACCTTGAGAGGCTAAAGGCTGGATTTGCGCTAAAATTCAACACTGTCTTTGCCAGGGTGGCGACCTCAGTAAAGTCTACTCTGAATGGCCTCCCATATGATTTAAGTGAGGCATCAGTTGCGCAGTCAAAGAAGCTACTTTCAAAACTTGATAAAAGTATTTCCAAAGAGTTGAAAGGTGCCACTTCGGATCTTGAATCGGAGCTTCAAAAAGTATCTGCACTTTACGCCGGGATTGAGGCAAACGACATAATCGATTCAGTAACGGGCGATTTAAAGCTGAAAACCATAACGCCAAAGCAAGCATTTGCAAAAGCCAGAACAATGGCCATGGGGCAC